AACCCGTTAGGTTACACAAAACTAAGTACACAAGAGTATCCCCCGCCAAAACAGGCGGGGGATACTTTATCCTCGCATCTTTCGCATCACGTTATCATACATTCGCGCATTGGTTACTTTCAGCGCATCCATCAACTCGTCCACTATGGCCCACGCCTGTTCCGGCGCGCGGGATGATACCGCTTGCATAAAGTCACTGTCACCGTCTACCACATCAGGAGCCGGTGCGCTGGAATACATAGCCACCGGTGCAGGGTTTCTCTGCCCTTCGTGCTGGTTTTGTATAATGTACAGCGCAGCCAACTTCTCGTAGTTCGGCCAGCTTGACTGTTCCGTTTCCAGTCTGGCTATCCAGGCTTTAAGTTCCTTTTCGTCGATCAAGGGGGACTACCCCCTCTCAGCCCTCCACGGCATCCATACACCGCTGAATGGCGTTGCGGATGGTATCATCATCCGCATTGTCCAGCATCTCTTGCAGCTGGCGCTTCATGTCATCTTTTGCGCCGTCGCGGCTATAATGGCCGCGCACATAATGGGTGCCACGTCGTGCGTAGGAGCTGCCGCCGCCGTAGCTGTCGCGGGAATACCTGCGCTGGGAATAGTCGCCGTCGCGGGAGTAACGTTGCTGGGAATAATCGCCGTCACGGCTGTACCCTTCATCTTCCATCAGATCGATCTTGTCGATGTTCTTGATGGTGCTTACCAGCTTATGCGCGATGTCCAGATCCCCGGCGCCCAGCTCTCCTTTGTGGGCGATCTCGTCAAGCTCCTTGCAAAGCATATCGCGCAAATCGTACATTGCTTTCATACTCATGTTAATTCTCCTTTCACGCGATTCTCTCAACCGTCAGGTTCGAGTTGGCGAAGTTGACGGCCTGAGTGCTGGTGTTTTCCATTGCGACCGTCAGGCAGCAGCCCTTCGGCACGCATACCTGTGCGGAAACATAGATATTGAAATAGTTTTCCACGGCAGCAGGCGTCACCGTCGCTGTAGCGCTGGTCAGCGCCTCGCCGTTGACGGCCAGCGCGGCGGTGATGGCTCCCACGGTGCCGCCGGTGGGAATGGCGATGTTGCCGCCGTAAGTGATTTTGTACAGCGCTCTGCACTGGTTCGTCAGTCCGCGCAGCGTCACCACCCCGGCACCCTCACGGTGTACGATGCACGGCTTGCTGTTGACCGCGGTTTCCGTCAGAGGCACATTCTGCCCTGCGGCCACAGTCACGATATTGGCGTTGGTAAACTCGGCCAAAATAATCACTCCTTTCAAAATACAGCGGCGGAGCTATTGCCCCGCCGCGTTGGTGTCAGTATCAGCACGGGGCTGAACAGTTCGGAAATTCCGAACAGCTAATGCTATACAGTTGTCAGCAGCCGCAGCAGCCGGTATAACTGCCGCTTGCCCACGGGTTGCAGGACGGGTAACTGGGAATGGGCGTGGGCCGCAGCTGAGAGATCAGGTAGTTGTTCTGCGCAGCCTGAGAAGCGGCAAGGCGCAGCTCCTGATTGGAACTTTCCAGATCGCGCATCTTGCTCTGCGTCAGGAAGTCAAGGATAGCGCGGCTATTCTGGTTCTGGTTGTCGATGATGTCACGCGCAGCGGTGTTGACCGTGTTTCGGGTGTCGCAAGCCTGCGTCGCCATGTCGTACCGCACCTGGGCGATAGCCGCCCGGTTCTCGCAGCAGCACTCCTGGTTCTGCATCTGCATGGCGGTGAGCTGCTGCATCAGCGCCGCCTGCTGGTTGCTACGGGACAGCTCGGCCTGTGCAAAGCCGTTTGCCATCGCCATGTTGGTGCCGTTGACAAGCTGCGCCTGCTGGTAAAATCCGTCGCAAAGTCCCTGATTTACGCTGTCGATCTTGCGCTCGATGTTGGCAAAATCAGAGGTCAGAACATAACCGTCCATCACGCCGTTGCCGCCGCCACCGAAGCCAAAGCCGTTACCCCAGCCGCCGAACGCAGCGAAAATGAGGAACAGCACGATCCACCACGCGCCATCGCCGCCCCAGCCGAAGCCGTTACCGTTGCCGGTGTTGGCAGGAGCCACAGGCATAGTCATCATGGGGGTGCCATCGGAAAGAGACATAGTATCACTCCTTTTGAAAATTTTTTATATCAAACCGTGGCCACGATTTTGATTTACTTGAAAAGCCCCTGAAATTGGTTTGCCATTGACTGTATCTTGTTCAGTTGGTCTTGTGAGATCCTGCCGCTTTGCAGCATCTTCTCTACTTCCGCTTTTGGGTCGCCTTTAAAACTTGCCTTGAACTGCTTGAACTGCTGTAACAGCTGGGGAAAGCCGCCCATCGGCCCCGGCATCTGTCCGCCGCCCAACGCATTGAAAAACGGATTGTTACTCATCGTCTTCGTCCTCCTCAACCTTGCGTTTCTTCTTGCCCTTTATTTCGCCCACAAGCGCCGCCAGCGCGTCGAACTCCTTACGGGTCACATATTCCGGGGCGGGAGCTTTCTGCGCATCAGGAGCGCTTGCAAGGCGTTCTACAAGGTCATACGTCTTAAGGGTCGGCTTGCCGCTTGCATCGGCCTGTTTTAGGTACACCACGGGAGCCGTGCTGTCCCACAGCGCAATGGCGGAGTTGGGAGCAATCAGCCAATTCTCCGCCTCCGGCCTACCAGCTACCCACTGTACGCCGCCCTGCGCCACCGGGTTCTGCATGGGTGGGATTTGCGGTATCTGCGGCGGCATGGTCTGCATCTGCTGCTGCCGAAGCTGGGCAAGGTTGTCCTGCATTGGCTGCGGGTAATAAGGGTTGAAATACGGGTTAAATGCCATAGTTACGCCTCACTTTCTTTTTGCCAGTAATACAAAACAATTTCGTTTTCGCTGTTCCAGCTGTCGTAAATTACGCCGTCCTGAACACACACGACGTGCCCGGATAGCGCAAGGATAAACGTCCCCTCCGGGTGTTCATCGGCGAACCTACCGACTGTGTAGCAATCCGGGCACGTATCAGGCACCATGTACCGCCTGTAGCCTATCCGCCGCAGATACGCACCCCACACCGCGTTTGCAGACGGCATATCCCCTTCCAAATACCCCTGCACCGCCATAGCAAGATACGTTTCGCCCCACTCTTTCCCGGTGGCTTTTGAAATAGCCCGAACGGTGCAGTCTCCAACATTTTTCCCGTGTGGGTTTTCGTTGAAGTAGCTATACATGCGCCGCCACTATTTCTATCACCCGCACATAGGCTTTCAGCCCCGGGAGGTCATCCTGATACGCCCAAATGATGTCCTCCGCCATCTGCTTGGTAAATCCCAACGACACCAACTTTTCGACCATGCAAGCACCTCCGTTTCTTGCAATAAGCGTAACAAAAAACTGCCCCCGCAAAGGGGCAGTTAAAGGTCAGAAAAAGGCCGTTAATTTGCGAAATATTTACTTGTACAATACCGCAGAAACGATGTATAATAAAATTAGCCACCCCGGAATACTCCCGGCGGGCATCTTTCCCTTTTTATACGCTCGGTTTTTTCCCCCCCTACCGGGCGCAAACAAAGAAGCCGCACCTTTTCAGGTGTGGCTTCTTTCTTCGTCTGCAAATTTCTGATACGCTCTCCTGCGGCACCGCTTCACCGTTTCCGGTGACACGTTCAGCAGTAACGCCGTTTCACAATAGCTTTTTCGTTTCACGTCACATTCAATAACGCACATCGCTTCGTCAGGCGGTAGCTGGGCACTCATCACATACGCAATAGCCCGCTTTGGTGCCATGCTCTGCAATCTGCGCCGTATCTGCTTGTGGTAGCTGTCCATAACACGGTTTTAGCCGTGAGCTTGCGGGACTTTACGCCGGGGAAAGAGGCGGCTTGTCGTAGCTCTTTCCCGCCCAGCAGATTTATTTCACTTCACGATCTCCCACGTGCCGCTTTTCCCGTCCGCGCTCCGCGTCACCTTCACGGTGTACGTTTCGGTCACGGTCGGCTGTTCCGGTGTCTCCGGCTCCGCAGGCTTCGTCTCCTCCACATACGGAATGCCGAACCACTCACACAGCCCCTTGGCCGCGCTCTCGGCGATCTCCTTCATGTGCGTGTGGAACCAGGTGATGTCCTCCAGATTGTCATGGAAGGCGTGCTCCTCGTAGAACGCCACAGCGTTGGTCTTTTTCAGCTCGTACAGATCGGCGCGGGGGACGAGCTTTACCGTGCGCGGGTAGATCTCCTTCCGGTACTTTACCATGATCTCGCCCAGCTTTTTGCCGTTGGCGGAATAGGTGTAGTACATGGGGTGGCACCCCTGTGCCGTTCCGTTGGCGCTGGCGTTGGTGTGGCTGACGTAATGCACGTCTGCGCCCCATGCGTTGCTTTCTGCCACGTTCTGCTTCATGATGGCGTCGCCGTTGTCGCCATTCATGGGGGTGCGCCGGTACCCGCGCTTAGTGGCAATGCCGCAGCGGTTCAGGATTGGCTCTAAAATGTCGATGTACTCGTTGTTCTCTAGCGCTTCATAGCACTGCTTGCCATCCGGTCGGGGATAGCAGCACTCATTCTGCCGGTGCATCGCCGGGGACAGATATACCTTCGGCATTTACATAGCCTCCTCGTCGTTAGTCGACTTCATCTGCTTAAACACCTGATTAACGCCCGTTGCGGTCAGGCCGGACATGATGCCCACTGCGACCGCCGTAAAGTAGTCCTCGGCGGGGAAATCCGGCATGTGAAATGCCAGCGCCAGCGCACCGATGATGCCGCCGCACACACCACAAATGATGGGGATCCATTTGTTGTCCAGCGCCGTGGCCTTCACGATCATGCCGATCAGATAGCAGATGACGATGATAGCGGCAACAGTCGCCACTCCGATAGTGTTGATATCCATACTGTTCTTCCTTTCCGGCTTTACGCCTCTCGCTTGATGGGCAGCTTCCTCACTTCCTCCATGACCCGTTTTGCGCTGCCGTTGCCGCCCATCTTTTCATACGGCTGATACAGATAGTCATTGAGGTTTTCGTACTCGTCCTGCGTGATGTACCCTCGTGTCACGTACACCATGCCCAGATGGATGATGCGGTCATGCGCCAGACCCACCAGCATCTTCCGCTCTGCGTTGTTCTTGTCCGCCCGCTTCGATACCAGTGCCCACAAACCGCTGCTTGTCAGCACCGCTACCGCCAGCGGTACGGCGATCTGCTGTACCCACGGTTCCATTCGCCGCGTTCTCCTCTCAAATTATTTTCGCCCCTCGACACCCTTCGACCGTTTCTGCCACGCCCCCTGTGCTATCCTGCTTGCAGAAAGGAGGTGTTTCCATGCCCGAGTATTTCACCCTGTTCAACGCCGTCACCGACGCCATTACCCAGCTTGAAAAGGCCGTTGCCGCGCTCAAACAGGCACAGATCCGTGCCGAGGAAGCCTACATTCAGCGGGGGGAGTAATTCTCCCCGCCCTTATTCCGCGTACACGCTCTCGATCAGCGCACACAGCTCCGTGTACTGCTCGTCCGTGATGCGCCCCACGGCGTAAAACACGTCGCACTTCTGCTGTGCCTCTTCCTTCGTCTTGTAAAACCGCTTGTTGATGAGCTTTGTCATAATGTTGTACATAGTCGTTCTCCTTTCTTATCCGATGGTGTCCATATCCGAATGATAGATGGTTTCCACAGCCTCGCCCAGCTGCTGCGTCAGGCTGTCTATCTCGTTGTTGGCTTCCTCCAGTGCCGTCAGCACCTCTTTGCCGTCGCGGTAGAACTTCCCCTCCGTGTACGTGTCGCCCATGCCCACCGGCCTGTCACCGGTGTACACGGCGGAGGGGAAGAACTGCTCGTTCCGCTTGTCCATTTCGATGATGTTTGTAACAACACCGTTTTCAACCAATGCGTATCTCACTTAATCACGCTCCTTAATCCGAAATCTTGGTGGCGTTTGCGGTGAACCATGCGTAGAACTCCGGGTAAACTACCTGATAGCGGTTCCAGAATTTTATGGTTTTTGCTGTTGCTTGTAGCCATGTGTTGTTGGTAAACCTATACACTTGTACATAATTTGCCGACAAGTCGCCGGGGTTATGCCCAAAGCACAGATCTTTATTGGAAGAAAGTTCTTGCACACCCATCACGCCATAAAGACTGGAGCCAGCATAGGCAAGTGTCCCGTCATAATCAAAGTTCTCTGTAAACAGAGCGCTTGGCATGGTAAGTGTGTCATTGAACTTCCACGTTCCACTCAGCACGTTCTCAGTGGGGTCGTCTTGGTGCAGACGGATACACACGATACCGCTGCCGCCAGCAGTTCCTTGACCGCTGGGACTGTAACTATCATAATATCCTTTTCCGCCACCTCCTCCGCCGCCGGTATTGGCCGTAGCGTCAGTTGTAGAATTACCTTTTGCGCCGCCCCCTTCACCACCAGCTCCCGAAGTTCCAATGTCTCCGTATTTTCCCGAGCCTCCGCCACCGCCGCCGGCATACAGCTTACCGGTTGCTTCGCCAAATTCTCGCGTGGTAGCGCCTTGTCCTTTTCCGGGGGTTCCGGTTGTCGGGTATCCAACATTACCACCATCCGATCCGTTTGACCCGCCATCTCCGGCGTTCACCTGCCCGGTTGCGGCGACGCCTCCTTTTCCGCCTCCAGAACCCCCGGCGGCAACAGTTCCACCTGAAACCGTATAGCCAAAAGCCGAAGTCTCCCCTCCGGAGTTGCCACCACCGGTTCCGCCCGCGCCAATAACAACTTGGTATGCCACCCCTTTTTGCAGTAAAGCGTTTACAATAGTTCTTGTGCATCCACCGCTACCTCCGGCTCCGCCGCTGTTGGATAATCCAACAGTCACACCACCGGCACCACCGCCAACCATGAATACATCCACATACGTATCCTTTTTCATCGTAAGGATACCGGTTTCCAAAAACTCCACTACACCGTCTGCGGTACGCTCATTGAATGTACCGCCCGTGTAGGTGAAATCCAGCCGATTGGCAATTCCGCCTCCCCCTGCTGTCACCGCTCTGCCTGTAATTGCCATATAAACCTCCGTTCCCGACCTCCGAAACGGAGGCCGTGTTTATTCTTTGTGTAGCCTTATGCAGACGATGCCCGAACCGCCAGCCCCTGAATAAGAAAAGCGTTCTGAATAAATTTCTGAACCTCCAGCGCCTCCACCACCCCCGCCGAGGTTATCAGTTCCATTAGAGCCTGAACCAGACCTGGGTGCACCGTTTCCTCCTCCCCCCTCTCCCCCTAAACCAACACTCCCGTAATAACTACCCGAATAACCATCCCCGCCTCCGCCAGCGCCAGAATACAGTTTGCCAGTGGCTTCGCCAAATTCTCGCGTTGTGGTGCCCTGACCAGTACCGCCTTTATCTGAGGAGGAACCTGAGGAGGAACTACCCCCATCAGCACCGTCCGAACCGCCGTTTGCCGCTTTTGCTACCCTCGCGCCAGCACCTCCTCCTGAACCTCCCGAAGTCACCGTTCCGCCAGCAGCAGTAGAGCCGAAAGCGACAGTATCTCCTCCGGGATTTGCGCTGAGACCGCCACGGTCGGGTGTGTAAGTTGCAGCGCCACCAGCACCGATAACGATAGGATACTCTGTGTTTACTCTTGGTATGATGTTCAATAGAGTTTTGGTAGTTCCCCCACTTCCGCCAATTCCACCAGCAATGGCACCAGAAGTGGCCCTCGACCCTGACCGTCCAGAAGAACCCCCTCCAACTAAAAAGGCATCAATGGCCGCTTCCTTCTTGACCGTCAGCACACCACTTGTCAGCAGCTCTACCACGCCATCCTCAAGGCGTTCATTATAGGTACCGGTATATTCGAACTCTAATCGTTTAGCAGTACCCCCCCCCGCTATTTGCGATTTACCGATAATGACCATCGTTAAACTACCTCCTTTACTTCGTACGCCGTCACCTGAATGTTCAGGTCAGCGGTGGGCTTCTCTCCCACCGCGTAGGCGGTGAATGTCCCGTTGTTGTTGGCGATGTAGATCGCGTTGGTGCCGTCGTCCAGCATCTGCTGTATCGCCGTTGCGTCTGCCTGAATGTCCGCCTGACTGGTGGCCGTTCCGCCTGTGATGGTCACACCCTGGGTGTAGGGGCTTGCGCTCCCTGTCCAGCTTGCCGCCGCCAGCGTCAGCGATAGTTTCTTGTCCGTTGCCTTGCCCGCCACGGCGTTGATGGCCTGAGAGGGGGTAGCCGTTGCCGGGTCAAGCCCCAGCGTTTCCGCCACCTCGTCCGTCAGCAGTGTGGACTTGTTCAGCGGTGTGCCCTCCGTGGTGGGGTTGTCCTGCCGGGTCATGTCGTACACGTTGTCCTGCCCGGAAACAGGCGTGAGCTTGACGCGGCCAGGATAAAGGGAAATTCTGTCCTGCATATCTGCTCCTTTCCAAAAAAGATGGAGCCGACTACGTTCCCATAGTCGGCTCCTATTGCCCTTTCCCGTGCCCCGATTGGCCGGGAGTAACGTTTATTATTTGATTTCGTTGGAGTACAAGTCTCCCGAGTAAAACCACGACTTGGCTATGTTCTGCACAAGCTGGTCTACCAGTATGAGGATACTTTCAATATCGTTGGCCTTTCGATAATCCAGCGGCATTGTCGGCACCTTTGGGGTATCAGATGGCACAGGCAGCGCACTGCGTATTTCTGCGATGTCCGCGAGGTACTGGTCAATGTCCGCCTGCGTGGGGATGTCCGTTTCCGTCCACCCTTGCTTTGCCGTCACCGTCACGCTGTAGCCATTCGCTTCCAATTCCTCCGCCACATACAGCACAGCTCCCGCAACGCGGTTCAAATCTGTGTAATTGTACGACCCCTTGTTGTCGCTCAGGAGAAGCACGTCCGCCGGGGTGCCGCGCCCAGCTTCTATTTCACTGAGCGCGGCAATGACCGCATCCACGTCCGCCTGTGTTCGGTTTGTGATAAGGCCCAGATCGTCAAGCGCCATAGGTTACACCTCCCCGGAAAATAGGTCGTTGCTGTAGTAGAAATACGGACTGATGATCCACGCACCTGTGACTTCCGCGTTGTACACCACCGTGTTGGACAGCTTTATCTCCATCTTGTGAAGATTGCCTGTGGTCAGCAGGCCCCACGGCGTGTAAATGCTTACGCAGTCGCCCAGCTTCTCGCCACCGTATACCACGGTCGCCGTGTTCGTGTCACGCAGCGAATAATACTTGTACAGCCGGTCCGCCACCGCCTGTCCAATCTCATCAGATACAAGAGTTGCCGCCGTAACTTCCTTTACGTTCTCCCGGTCGGATGCGGTCACGTTGGGGTTGATGGCACTGTACACCGTCCTAGTGTCTTTGTACTTAACCCCATTGATGGTCACGTTGCCGTTGCTGGCTTCTACATAGCTATGCGCCGTCACGTTTACCTTTGTGACCACCGCGCCGGTTGCAACGGAAGATCCGACGAACGTCCGCCCGCGTGGGATAAGAATAGGCTTTGTGGGCTGGTTGAATACCCGAAGCTTGTTCCCGCCGTCTGTTGCCAGACAGACGCCCCATGCAAATATGACCTGCTGGATAGCGCTGCGGTTGGTGCCCTTAACAATAACACCTCTCAGCGTTGTATCTTCCACATCGCTTGCATACTCCACCTCAAAGGGCTTTGCAAGCGTTTCTAAGAGCGTTTTCGCACTCACCCCATCAAGGTATGCACCGCCGCTGAACGGCGTGTATTCAAGCACTCCAAGCGCGTCCTGGCACTCTATCACATACACGTTTGCGGACGTGCGTGACGAGTTGTTAATGTAGTATGTCCCCAGATGCCGGTTGTCGTTCCACACCTCCACCGGCTGTTTCAGCTGGAACAGATAGTCCACGTCTTTCAGGCTGTCCAGCGTCCAGTTTAGCGTGGACACCGGCAGCTCTACGGCGGCTTCGTTCGCCTGGTTTACGATGGATGCGTTGCGTATTTCGTTCATCCCGAATTTACGCACCACGCCCAGCACGATCTCATTAACACGCGCCCGCCGATGGGGGACTACTGTCTTTTTCAGCGTGACCTCCACCTTGTCAAAGCTCTCTACCCTGCAATCGCAAAAGTACACCGCGTTGTCAGGCTGGAACGACTGCGCCCGCCGCAGCACCGCGCCCTGATACCACGAGATTTCTACCTCGCTGCAATACTCTCCTGTGTTTTCGTCAAAGGTGAGCTGGATGCCCATGCTGGAATACTGCTGTGTAAACGTCATGGTGATTTTGGGCGGGTTGGTAAACTCTCCGCTGTCCCCGGAAACCTCCGTAGACCAAAAGCCTACCTTGTCCTCTGCGTACACGCCATCAAAGGTGCCGTCCAGCACCCAGCGGCTCCGTTCCAGCGTAATAAGCTTACCCGGAGCCGCTCCGTGCGGAATTTGGGTGAGGTCTCCTGTGCCGCCGGTGGCGACCACAGTCGCGTCATCCGCCGCACCGGGGGCTATGTCCTTGTACAGAATAGTCGTTTTCGACATAGGCCACCTCTCAGGGGCGGAGCTGCGCGTCCATCGGGACGAAGTTCACCTCGATCTCGCCCCAATAGTTCACGCCCCCATCGCCCTTCTCCAAGTCCTGAGACGCGCTGGTGTAATACGCTTCATAAGCAATGGTGGTCTGGCCGTCTGCCGCTTCCAGCATAACGGAGTCATCCACGCTGTGTTTGTACAGGTAGTCCCAGAAATCGTCAAGTCCCTTGTAGTTGTCACCGCGCCGAAAAACCGTCAGCTTGTGGCCAAGGTATGTCCCGATGATGTCACGCACCATGCGGCCCGTCATTACGCGCCCTGCGTTTTCGCCGTCCAGCACGTTAAAGTTTCGGTTGTACTTGGAGATCGCCACGTCAGCGTCAAAGGAAATGCCGTTCAGTTTGATGTAGTTCATTCCTGCACCTCCGACAGATTTACGCCGATGCGCGTACCCTCCGCCTTGTTCAGCCGGTACACGACCTTGCCAAGCACGTCCTTGTCCAGCACCAACACGGCTTCATTGCTTCCGCCGTAGCCGCTTTCCGCAAGAGCCTGTTTGAACGCCTGCACCATCGTAGCAAGGGGCGTTTCAATGTTTGTCCCGGATTTCTGATCGCCCAAAACTGCCATAAACTCCCGGTTCGGAGGAATGACCGCGCCGGTAGCAAGTTTTGGAATAGGCAACTTCGCAATATTTACGCGTGACACGCTGCCATAATGCTTACCTGTCAGATCAGACAAACTATTTGCTGCCGAAATAAGCCTATTTAACCCATCAATGACGTTGTTGATGCCGCGCTGGAACGACTCAATAATGTAATTCCACTGGATTACAAAATTCCTGTTTGTTAGGCTCCAGTGCGCCAGCCATGCCTTGTTAAACTCTGCGCTAAACTTAGAAAACCCTGTCATAAAGTTTTCTTCCCATGCCAGAAATTCTGCGTCAATGTTATCGAGTACAAGTTGGAATTGTTCCAACACAAGCTCCTGATTTTCATTGATACCATTTGCGAGGCCCTGCATCATGTAGTCGCCCATCTGCGTTGTTTCCGTCGAGGGGGAATGAATACCCAACACATCTTTAACTTTTCCGATTACATTGTGTCCCCATTCCGCAATCTTTTCTTTTGCTTTCAGTAGCCCACCGATCACGGTATTATTAAACCACGCTTTGATGTCTTCCCAAACGCCCTTGAGTTTGTCAAGCAGGAAATTCCAGTTTGGCGCAATTGCCGTAGCAAGGCCAACAGCGCCAACTGCAATCAGGCCAAGACCAAGAGGCACACCGGCTCCGGTAAACAAAAGAACAACACCGAGAACAAGCAGTGCTGCGCTGATTTTACCGATAACCTCCCCAAGCGGCCCTTGTAGCGCTTCTACAATACTTTCCCAATTTGGAACAATGGCCGCCGCAAGTCCTGCTGCTCCCGCAAGAATAAGTCCAAGACCAAGCGCAATCCCCGCGCCAGTAAACAAAAGGATCACGCCAAGTGCCAACAATGCCGTGCTTACAACTGCAACGATTTGTCCAACTTCTCCTTGCAATGCTTCCTTTATCACGCCCCAATTTGCGGCTATAGTCGCCGCAAGACCAACCGCTCCGAGTACAAGAAGGCCAAGGCCAAGAGGAACATTTACGCCTCCGAACACAAATATCGCGCCTAATGCCAGCAAAGCAACGCTTACAATTGCAACGATACCGGCAAGTTCACCCTGTAGCGCTTCTTTTATTGCGCCCCAGTTTTCGCTTACTGCGCTGTAAATAGTCAGCGCGCCAATTGCCATAAGTGCGATGCCCAGCGGTATATTTATTCCGGAGAATGTAAGTATAGCGCCCAAAGCCAGCAAGCCAGCGCCCACAAACAGGGATGTGACCGCGCTGATTTGGTCTTTCATGGAAGATACAAAGTTTGGCGCACCCGCGCCGCCTCCGCCGCTGGAAGTATCCCCGGAAAGTTTGTTGATTTCATCAAAGCTTGCCAAAGACTTACTTGCTTTTTTTGCCGCCCCGCCAACGCCGCTAAGTGCTTTTTGCTGGTTATATAGATTTTCAGCAGCTCTGGCCGCTTCATCCGCCGTTGTCCCAAAAATCATAGCTACCAGTTTGGACAGAGCATTTACTACCTGTGTAATAACGTTGACAAGAACAATAAACGCGGGGATAAGCACATTCAGTATTGGTTGCGCAAGAGTGCGTAAAGCTCCTTTTAGTCTGCCAACCGCCGCCATAGCTTCATCGTTGGTTTGTATGGCCTCCCACATGTAGTCTTTCAAAGACCGCAGCGCCCGCGTGATAAGTGAAAACACCAGCACGCGACGAGCAAGCGTTTTTACTCTATCAGAAAACTTTTTTAGCCTCTTGTCTGCTTCTTCCGCAGCGGCAGAAAACCCGGTAGTTTTTTCTTTTGCCGCTGCTATTTGAGTTGCCAATTGCCCGGCTTTTTCTTTTTCACGGTCTATTGCACGCTCAGCTTCCGCAATTCTGTCGTTCTGCGTGTCCAATTTTTTGTTTACGTCTTTCCATTCTCCGCGAAGACTTTTAACAAGCTCAGTTTGCCTTTCGATGTGAAAGCTTGTAAAAAATTCATCCCCGCTTTTCATGTGCGCAAGCTTTTCTTGTTCTTTTTCCAAACTGTCCGCCAAATCTGCGGCTCTGTTTGCAAGAAAATCCCGGTTGCTTTTTTTGCTATTAAGCTTTTCCTGTAATGCGTCGATTTTTTTGGTCAACGCATTAAGTTCTTTCTGTGCCTGTTTATCGTCGATGTCGGCCTTGATAATAACGGAGCCGTCTGCGTTTGCCATTTGCACCACCTACTTTCAAATTGCGAATGGACATTTCGCATAAAATGTGTTATGGTTGCGGTAAAGGAGGGACAGCTATGGAAAAGATTAAACGCATAGCAATATTTATCGGTACATGGGTTGCCGCTACCTGTGTAGTTCTTATCTTGGGAGTAATTCTTGCTCCTACTTCGCCAGAGGGGGATAAAATTCTTGGTGGCGGATTTACTGTAGCCGTTTTTATTATCCCTGTCATTATTGCTATTCTTGTTGTCAACAAAGATAAGATAAAAGCAAAGCTGCCTGAAAAGAAACCAACCGCTCTTAACCTCACTGATACAGCAGAGCGAACAGAAGAATTTATACCGCCCGCTTCTGCCGCAAAACAACAGCAACTCGCGGACAAGTTGGTTTCTGACATGCGCACTACTCTTTCTTTTTGCGAAGATGCCCCTTCGCTCAATTTATTTGTACATTGGTACGACCAAGCAATTGCCGATTTGGTCAAAATGGTTTCTTTGGTTAAAGCCAATTTTAACTTTGACCCAACGTATAGGCTTAAAACTTTACGCGACGAATACCAACTCCATTTGTGTGATGCCATAGTTCGAATCAAAGAGGAAACTTTGTCTGAAATAGACGGAAAGTATAAAAACAGCCGCGAATTTCAAGAAAAAGCCCTTACTGAATTTTGCGATGATATTGGGTTTGTTCGTTCGCGTTTTTCTCCCGGCACCGCCGATGTGGCAGATAAAGCTATTTCTGATATAGAAAAGCATCTTGGCATTAACCAGCACCCGGAAGAAACTTCTGCCCATTTATCGTTGTGGGACAACATTGATTTTATGGACGGTCATCGCTTTGAATACTGGTGTGCGGATGTCCTCCGCAAAATCGGATTTTGTAACGTAGAGGTAACACGCGGCAGCGGCGACCAGGGCGTTGACGTTCTTGCGGAAAAAGATGGGGTCAAATATGCCATCCAGTGCAAGTGCTATACTTCCGATTTGGGTAACAAGCCGGTACAAGAAGTCAACACTGGAAAGGCCATTTACCGCTGTCAAGTTGGCGTTGTTATGACAAACCGTTACTTTACGCAAGGGGCAAAAGACGCTGCTGAAGCAACCGGCATTTTGCTGTGGGATCGTGACGTCGTGCAAAAGATGGCAAAACTGGCGAATATGGCTTGACCTTTACCGCCCTCTGTAGAGGGCGGTTTTTATATCCATCTACTGATGACCGCCTCGTCTTGCTCCGTATATTGCTTCTGGAAATCTATCAAATGCCGGTTTTTTCTATAAAACTCCTGCTCTGATTTATCCAGCTTTTCACCCTTTGACTTCTTTCGCCGTATATTGACCACTTGTGCAAACATACAATCGCCAATTTCCGTGTACGCCGTGTTCCACGTCCACCAATGAAGATAGCGCATCGCGCGGACTTCTTCTCCCAGCACTTTGTTTACAGGAGCTACAATCAATGGGAAATCCTGCTGCCAGTCCATAAGCTTTACGGTTCGCTTTTCTTCTCTGTAGGGCTCCCCGCAATTTATAAACCAAATGCATTTCTGGATAGCTTCCTCATAGTCTCGCTCCGGCATGTTATCAAAGTCTGGGTAAAAAATATCCAACATCGCTTCTGCCTTGTCGGCTTCCGTAAAATCTTTGTCAGAAATGGCTTCTATGATGGTCAGAATATCTCGGTAATCGCTCCGTATTTTATATTCCGTTCCGTTGACTTCCACGGACACCGGCAAATCATATCTCATTTGTGGTACTTCTTTGTGTACTTACTGATGCGCGGATTGGTAGCTTTCTGTTCGCGGGAGAAAGTAGTGTCTACTTCGTCCATTACGGCAAGCATCAGGTTAGCCCACACAGGCAGACCGTCCGCCAGCGCGTATAGGTTCATTTCGCCAAACAAAGCGCTGCAAATGTCAACGTGGAATACTTCATTGATGATCTCGCGCATTTCGTCATCCATCTTGCGTGCTGTATCAAAAATGTCGCGTTTATTGGCCGTCTTTTCTACTTCCGCTTTGTAAGTTTCCTGCTTTTTGTCCAGCGTATCAAAAGCGTTAAAAAGCTTTTCCACAAACCCGCTGTCCGTGGGGTTAAAAGAAAACTCACACGTCTTGCCATCGGTTGTTTCAAATACTTTTTTTACGACGCCAGAATTGATGATAATAGTGTCTGCCATTTTTATCCTCCATGTGAGGGCGGGGAATGTCCCCCGCCCTCTCTGTTATTTAGGCCGCAGTAAACTCAATAGCGCCGCTGCTGCCCTTCTTCACAGTGCCCACAGTGCGGGTGCCGCCGTAGGTGATCTCGCTGGTGATATTCAGAGTGCCGCCGCCCTCGCCGCCGATGCCGGTGATGGCAATAGCGCAAGCGTCGTAGCGCTCCGCAAACATCGCCTCGCCGCTGGTGGCGTAGAAGTGGCCGATCATCATGTCCTGATTTGCCAGCGCCTGGGCATCCTGGTCTTTGACGGCCAGGTTCCACATCTTCACCGCCGCAGCGTCGCCCGCATCCAAGGGGATGGGGTCAAAGGTCTGCGTGATGGTGGGCTTTTTCATGGTGGTAAAGGTGTGACCCAAAATGTCCTGCTTGGTGTCGGTGCTCCAGTCCATTTCCTCGCTGCTGTCCTCAACGCGCTTACCGATGGCGCTCCACACAGGCGCGGATGCGGTGCCGGTGTTCAGGTACGCGATGAGCAGTTCGCGGTCAATGGTCTGGCCCACCGTGGTGTTGAATTCCAAATCTGCCATTATACATTCACCTCGTAATTCAGTTTCATAAGGATTTGGTGATCTTCGTCCCCGTTTTCATACATGGCAAACAGGGAAGATCGCGTGGTCGGCTCCATGCTGATAACGCGCTTGTCATCGCCAATGTCGGGCTTCTGACCATTTGCCCAGTCCCCGATAGCGTTCAACAGTTCGTCAGCCTTGAGCCGCTTGTCGTTGCTGTTCCCCGGCTTCACGCGGTAGATTATCTTGAACTGATACTCCGCCACATAGCCGCCGGTGATGTACTTCCGCACGATGTACGCCGCCTGAATGGTCGACATCGCCATAGCGGAAGTGTCGGCGGGAAGAAACTCAAAGCGGATAAGGTCGACTGGCAGCTCCGGGTATGTGTTCAGCCACACAAGCAGCTTGCGCGATACCTGATCCTCTTCCGCCGCCGATACGGCCTTTTTAATCTTTTCCAAATTTCTTCACCGCCTTATCTGCCACCCGCACCCACTTCTCCATGTTCTGCGCTTTGGAAGCATCAAACCAATGTGCCTGTGCCTGCGGATGCATTGTTGTGTTAAATACAAGATTCCGGTCTGTGGCTACCTTGTGCCCGCCTTTGGGCGCGTATGTGCTGCCGGTCTGTGGGTCAACCATGACCTTTCCGTAGTACAGAAACCGCGCATACGGGCCCGGGTAAATGACCTCGTTGCCTACCACCCGCGTTCTCTGCGTCAGAGAGCCCGTAAGCGCAGGAACAAATGGGGTGGTATCTTTCATCACCTGTTGCGCTAAAACGCTTTCAGCGCGGTCACATGCCCTTGCAAGCTGCCGCTTTACATCGTCCATGCCGGACACGTCAACAGAGAACTTGAGCGACATCTTATGCCCCTCCGACTTCCCAATGCTGCATATCCACGCTGCCAAAATCTTTCTCGTCCACTTTGGTCACGTTGTAGCAGCCGTCCTGTGCCATAGCCACGTCCTCTTTGTCGGTGACAAACTCGCCTTTTACAAAGAACGTCAGCCCGCCGTTTCCGTTGACCGACAGCGTCCACAGCCCGGACTTGTCCGCCGCCGCAAGAAACGCCTGCGGGGGCGCGTAAGTCTTGGCTTTACCTGTCGTGCCGTCCACCGCTTCCACGGAAAACGGAATGTACAGGTTTACCGCGTCAGCGCTCTCAAGTCCGCTTTCTCGGACGTTAACCGCCTTGCTGGCCTGCAGCATAACACCGCGCAGGATGGTCACATACAGCTTTGTGATTTCCTCAAAAGTCGCCGGGTCAGTCTCCTGCACGGCGTTGTAGACCGTTATAGTGTGGGGCGCGTACAACCACAGCACCCCCCTCCCCGATACAAAAGCCCGGTATGCGCCAGATACTCGTTACAGGTCGCCGCCAGAAGTTTCTTCGCACCGTCCGTAGCGCTTAGTGCGGACGCGGCAGCTTCGCCGCCGCTGGCCAGCGTCCGGGAGTACCCGCCTACCGTTTCGCTTTTCACGTCATCGCCGGTCGCCGCGTTCGTCAGTTTGGTTGCGGCAAGCTGCTGCGCGGCTTCGATCAGCTGATACTTGTCCACAAGTGCACAGCAGCACATTTTTACAGCGTCCATATCGGCGTTATCTTTTGCCCGGTTCTGCGTGTAGTAATCGAGGAAGGAGCTGGCTCGTACAGCCAGACGCGGAAAATCCTCCTCGCTCACGGTGCCCATATAGGTACCGGAGTAATAGTCGTAATCAGCGTATGTCATGTAAGCCAGCTCCTTTCAAATCAGCTCCCGGTCTTGGGGGACAGGATGATGTTGTCCAGCACAGCGGCCTTGAGGGTGTTCTTCAGCACCACGCCTGCCACCAGCTCGACCTCGCCGGTCTTTACCGCACCGGGGGCGTTCATGTCAGGCATATAGCTGGAAATGACGCTGTTGCCGGTGGGGGAAATGCCGTGGAAGCCGTCCAGACCGATACTCACCGCGTAGATGCTGGTGGTGCCGTCGGCGGCAGCGGTAGCGGCAGAAGTGCCGATAACGTCCACAGAGGAAGTGCCGTTGTAGTACTTGCCCATGTCCATCAGGGGGATACCGGCAAAGGTCTCCACCACCTGGCCAAAGTCGTTCTTTGTACGCTCGTAGTAACCGGCACGGCGTGCGCAGGAACGGACCTTCATCAGCATATCGCTGTTCATCATCAGCATGGTGGTGTCACCGTCGATGGTGTGCACCAGCTGATCCAGCTGGTCAATGAACGCGTTGGCGTTGCTATCCAGCAGAGCAGAGGTGGACAGGTTGATGCCGGAGGACAGCTCCGTAGAAGTGCCGGACAGCAGCTTCTTCAGACCGTCAAAGGTGCCGGTCACATAACCAGCACCGGTAGCGGCGGAGGTGCCGTTGATGACCAGGTTATGGAAGTAGTTGCTGGTCGCCTTGATCTTCTGCTGCGCCTGGAACGCCAGTTCGTCCACAGCGCCGGAGGTGTTCTGCAGCACACGGTCAACGGAGAAGGAACCGCCCATGATGATGGCCTTTGCGGTCTTCTCAACGCGCTTAGCTTCGTTGGCAGTGTACTCGCTGTTGATCGCACGAACAGCGGCGGTGGAGGGGGTGTTCAGCTGAATGTAGCCGTAGGTCAGGGTGGAACCACCAGTGCCCGGAGAGATGGCGTTATCAAACACCAGTCTGTCCAGCAGCAGAGAACTGCGGCGAAATTCGTCGACGATCATCTGGTCGACCTTGTCGGCCATGCCGACCTTAGCTTCAGCAAGAGTAATAGCCATGTGTCAATGTCTCCTTTACTTGTCGTATTTTTCGTGGAGCGCACCCAGCAAAGACGTAGGCTTTGTTTCACGAGTGCCGCCCTCAAGCGAACCCTGCGTGTCAACACGAGCGCCAGCCTTTACAAATGCGCTGGGGTCCTCGGACTTTGCCTTTTCTAGGTACTTGTCAAACCCGTCCAAAGCGCCGTCCTTCATTTCGAGCTTGCTGTCTCCGATACCCGCTCGGAAAGCCTTTTCCGCAGACTTGGAGGAAAACTTCACGCCGCTGTCGGCAATCGCCTTGTCAATGGCGGTCTGATAATCCCGCTGTGCAAGCTGTGCTTTGTACGCTTCGGTTTCCTTGTCGTACTTGCCCTGCAGCTCGTCCAGCTTTTCCTGGATTTTGGCAGCGTCACCGCTGGTCTTTTTTAGCTCCGCGATGTCCTTATCCCTGTCTGCGACCTGCTGCTCCAGGGCTTCCTTGTCCGCCTTTGCGTCCTCTGCGGCTTTCTTGTGCTTTTCGATGTCCTTGCCGTTCATGGCAAAGACCTTGTCCGCCTGCTCTTCCGTCAGGCCGATGTTCAACAGCTCTTCTTTCTTCATGTTCAACTCCTTACGGGATAGGCTTTTTAGGTCGTTGCCGTGACCGCCCCGCCTGCACTTTTAGGCTTGCAGATAGCCAATTTTTGTATAAAATCCGCATCAGCGGTTTTTACTGAAAAACAAAAGCCAACCACTGATAAACTGTCAGCAGTTGGCTTCTATTGCCCTTCCCGGTGCCCGATTACACCGAGGATTGATATTTGATTTTCTTTTGGACTTCCAGCACGATAACGCCGTCACCCTTTCGCCGCACTTCTGCGTTGTTGCCGCGCTTCAAAATGGCTTCGATAGCCTGTACCATTTCATCACGGTTCATTGACTACCTCAATTTCTTTTGGGGCTACATCTGTAAGCTCTACTTTTGCGCCATCATCACACAGAATTACAACCTGATACTTGATCACGCGTGCAATCTCGCGGGTGTAATCACGCATCACTCGCACATCTCCGTCAAGTTCAAGCACAATTCCTTCGTAACTTCTTGCTTTAATTCTCATACAGCACCTTCATCCTTTCCCGCTGCTCCGGCAGCCCCGCCGCCTTGCTGAACGCCTTGTACTTTGCGTTCAGGCGTCGTAGTTTGATATTCACTGCTTGTTCCTCGTCTGTCAGCCCTGCGGCGTTGTACGCTGTTTTTTCACGCTTGAGCTTGCGTATGGTGCGCTCCACCTTTCGCTGCTCCTGCGTGGCCTCGTATGCCGTATAGGTCTTGCCATCAAACGTACAGCCCAGACCATCGTCAATGTGGGCAAGCTGTTCGTCTGTGTAAGTGCGCTCGCTTACGCCCTCAACCCAAACGTTGCGGCGGTGACGGCAGTTGACTCCTTCCAGCCCATCCACAGCCCCCAGCCCGCACACCTCGTAGATATTCGGGTAGATGTCGCCGCTGCGGGTGGAATACACTTTGCCTTGCCACTCCTTGTGCGATGCCCACGGCGACCGCCCTGGTACATCACGCGCCCCGGCGTGGGCAGATACTTCATAATACGGCGTTTCCATGTATTCCGCAGCTTGCTCCGTGTACTTACTGCACAACTGCGATACACCTGTCATTACTGCACGGCGGGCAGCTACGTCTACATGGTCACGGTGTCCGCTCTCATAGTCCACCACCCGCAGGCCACCGCTTGCAAGCTCCCTAACGGCGTCTTTGATGGATTGCCCATAAGAAATAGCCCCGCTTTCTACTTTCAACGTAGCGGAATCTAAAGCCCACTGGTACGCCTTTGCGGGCGGTAGCATCGTCCGCCCTGCGTCTACCAAAAACCCCATCGAAGCGGTGATGTTTCGGAACACGTCTTGCGTTTGCCGTTTGATGGCGTCAATGGTGGTTGCATCCACCAGCACGTCAGGCTGTGTTACACGGGCAAGGTCTATGACCTCAGTGTAATACTTTTGGTTGCGCTCCACCACATCGTCTATCAGCTCGTTTAGTTTTTTCTCGCTGATGCCGGTAGTCTGGCGTATGGCTTTCTCAACCTCTTTCAGATCGATGCCGTGTGACCGCAGCGCCTTGATGTCCTGCACCGTGACCTCGTTCAGCTCGTCCCGCAGCTTCAGCCGGGAACATATCTCCATTAGCAGCGTGTCCTCAAGTCCACGGTACAGCTCCGCCAGCTCTTCGGGAAGGGCATCAAGTATTTCCGGCTGAAACGGATATTTCATTCGCTTTCCTCCGTTTCACAATATCGTCATAGTGCGGCTTTACTCGAATTACATTCCAGTCGCATTCCTCCGGCACTTTTCCGTAGAATATCACCCATTCCGGCGACAGCCGTTTCATCATTTCTTCGTAGCCGCGCAAAAACAGCCGCTTGCTTTCCTTGTTCTGCTGTGTGCCTACCGAACTAACCGCAACAATTCCGCCGACAGGCTCTCCATCAAAGCACCAATCATAGCTCTGCTCGTCGCTCCATGAGATCGTTGGATAAACCGTCATGCCGTGGAGCTGCCAGTATTCAGCCAACCAATGCTTGCGGTAATGGTTGTATATCTGCATCGCCATCGGCATATCTGTGTAGGTAGAAAAGTCCGGTGCGCACACCGCCGCAAACTGCGACAGTTGCGGAATGTACTTGTCAGGCGTGTTCCAATACCGGATGAATTGATAATCGTCCACAAAAAAATGCACGATCTTGCTTTGTGTGTCCTTCGCCGTGTAATGGTAATTTACAGGGATAAATTCTCCCTGCGGATATGCCTTGACCGGCTCGATCTGCGGAATGTCGTACTTTCCAACGCCGGGGAATGTGAACTTGTCGAGATTTTCAAAGTTAATCATACCGGACGCCATGTACCGCTGCGCTTGTTAGTTCTGCGGTATTTCTTGCCGTTTACCGTAACTTCCAACGCGCCGGACTTTTGCGCTGTTACAAAGGCATTGGAAAACGCCTTGTTTTCTGCTGCTTTGCGGTTTTTACTGGACTGGTCACGCAATTTCCGCATGTAGCTATCCATTTCACCGCGCGCTCTTGCAGCTCTGTCTGCGGCGCTTCCTGTTTTCTGCGCCGTTGTCAGACGCGCAGGCCCGCTTGCATAAGGATTGACTGCTCCTGCCGCCGTTTTTAGTGCCGTTGTTGCGAGAGTTGCCATCTGCTTTACGGCGTCTTTCTTTTCAGCGTCCGACAGCTCAAGCCCATTGATTTCAGCAGCGTTGCGCTCAAATGTGCGCCTGATAATATCGCCCATATCAGTGACAGACGCAGCGTTTGCTCGGTTAATATCCTGTTGTGACAAAAACCTCGCAAGGCTCATACCGCGCCCACGCCCAAATTCTCCGGCTCCAATGCCGCCACCGGCTCCACCTCTACCACCCATTACTCTACCTCCTGTTGCTGTTCAGTTACCATGTCCTGCATCTTCGGCAGCGCCGCCTTTGCGGTCGCCTCGTCCTCATTCATCCAACGCATGCGGAATTCCCAATCGTTCATGATACCTGCGCTGAGAAGCTGCATATCACGGGAAAAGTCGGTCTGCTTGTCCTCAATGATGCTGTCATCGAAGTCAATGGAAATCTCCACGTCCTCATTTAGCCCAGCGTTCATGGCCGTGTTGCCCATCCGAAGCAGGATGCGACACAGCTCCACCAGCGCTTGTTCCAGAACGATCTCCATCTTTTTGATGGTGCGAAACATGGTAGAGTTTTCGCTGATGACCTGTGTGGCAGTTGCTACGTTGCCACCGTCAAAGCGGTAATAGGTTTCACCGAAGCCGCACTTGCTGGAAAGGATATTGAGCTGATCCTGAATTCCGGTGTTGTGCTCCGCCGTCCGCAGCCTCATGTCAATTGGTGTTACAACTGCGCCGTCTTCTGTATCCTCCGGCATGACGTAAAACACCACATCGTCAGGGTCAAAAGCAGGGGTGCCGTCAAGATACTGCGCCGCAGACGGCTTGACCATGATGCGCTTTTTCCCAAGCTTAAACTCGTTAACGTAGCTGTCATACGCAATATCCACGCCCTGCAATACGTCAATAGCATTGGCGTAGATTGCTATACCGGTCGGCAGCAGATAGTTGATGTTGTTAGCGATGTTAGGCCGGTCAATGACAAACTGCCGCTTGTCGCTACCTGTGTGCACCACAGGCGGGATATTTTCAAATCCCTTGACATTAACAAGCTGTTCATCAGCCAGTTGCTCATTGTCATACCGATAGATGCGGTTCTCAATGACATAGTTGCCGTTGTCCTCACGCCGGTGTATCTGCAAGTACAGATAATCTTTACCGCCACGCGTGACTTCGGAAGAAAAAGCGCACTCGCTGATATATCCATTCTGCCAGGACAGTGGGTAAATGTTCTCAATGGTCACATAGTCCAGCACAATACCTGATGCGTTGCCGGGTACAATATCCCCGCTTTCGCTGATCTCCTGCCCAATGACGCGCGGGATATAGGCCACAGTGCCCAGCGCTGATTTCATCTCCTGCATCTCGTTTGCCTTGACGGTGAAGTTGTTTTCCGTCAGCACCAGATCAATAAAGTCTTGCTCTTTCCGCCCCTCAAGCGTGATTTGGACTTTCTCGTTCATCAAGAGATTAGCCCAATCCTCACACAGCTTTTTTCCCATGCCGAGGGAGTAGCGCCTACACTTCACCTGTCGCTCTCCGTTCTGCACAGTGTAGTTGTGGAAGCCTTTAACGTCACCCTGATACCAGCTTTTCCACTCGTACACTTTGCTATAAAAGCTGTCGGGGATGGTGGTATAGCCCAGTTCATTCAGTTTGATAATAACCGCGTTACTCATGCAATAACTCCCATCCGACGGGAAATGCGCTCAACGGCGTACCGGGTGGCATCTATCAAGTGGTTATTCTCATCCGGGTATCCGCTGATAATATCTCCGTCTTTGTTTCGGTCGTATTCGTAATTTACGAACTCGTTGTATGCGTTTGGTGTGCGTTTCCGGTCAATGACGATTTTCCGCCGCTGCAACCACTTCATACCATAGTCAACAGAGCCGGGGCCTTTGACCGCTGCTTTTGCCGGAAGGCCCATAGCGCGATAGTCTGCCACGCTTTTAGGTTCCGCGCTGTCGCAGGTAATATATGCGTCTTTATATCCACGCTGAATGATGATGTTGCCGCTTGCCTCGTTCGTGAGCTTGTTTTGGTATATCTCGTCCATCAGGTAAATAGTTTCCCTCGCACGGTCGTAGTGCAAACGGATAAAAGCAAAGGGGTCAGGAAACCACCCATAGTCCACGCCTTGGTAGATGTGGTCGAAATGCGACATTTCCTCGTCGGTGATCTCCCGCAGCTCCAGGTTGTCAAACACGTTGCCGCCCGTACCCACAGGAATACCTAAATACTCGTGCTGATACGCTCTCTCGTCCGTGGCCTTGAGATGTTCCGCCTCTGCCAGAAACTGCTCGCCCAGCCACTCAGGCGGTGCTTGCAGATACGTTGACTTGTGGCAAAGGCGGTCAGCGCGTTCCTCCAAGCTGTCCTTGTTCGCCCAGTTGTCACGCGAAATAGGTGGGTTATAGCTTTCAAAATTCCAGAACATCGAGCCACCGCGCATGGTGGACTGTAAAACAGTTCGGATTTCCGCACGTCCGGCAAACTGATCTTTTTCTTCAAAGTGCGTCACGGCAATGTAGCCAAACGGCACTTTGATAGACTTGATCTTCATGGGGTCATCAGCGCCCCGGAACATGATCTTCTGCCCGGTAGGCTTGTAGATCAGCTCCATCGGGGAAACCTTTGCTTCCCAATACGCCGCCATACCCAGTTCACCGATTGCCCAGATATACTGCGCGTACACGCTGTCACGAATGGTATTTGCCACCTTACGCAGCACCAGCGCGTGTGTACCCGGATTGTTTATCAGCAGCAGGGGAACGAGTACAGACACCGTGGAGGACTTAAGTGAGCCGCGCCCGCCGCTGAAATCGTAGTGCGTGTGGCCGTGGTGGAACACGTCATGCGCCACGTCGTAGAACGCAGAGCCGATTTTTTCAGACAGGCGGATGTCAGACATCAATTATCACCCGAACCTTCTCGCTGTCATCATTAGCGGTCTTTTCTTGTAGCAGTGTCCACTTGTCTATCAATGTCCCAATAGCAGTCGTGATCTGGCTGGGTGTTGCCTCCGCCAGCTTCGCCGGATCGTTCAGCACTGCCAACCCATTACCTATGATCTGGCACACCACGTCACGCTGGCTCTCCAAGTACGTCAAAACGTCGGCGGTGTTCTCTTCTTTTTTTCTAATGAGTTTTTCCGCAATATCCGCATTTGTCTGCACTATTTTTTTGACAGTGTTTGCGGAAACCCCATTAAGTTTGGCTGTGGCGCAATAGTTGCTGGTCTGCACATAGTCCGCCAGTATTTTCTTTTTCTGCCGGTCTGTCAACCTTGCAGCCACTGTCACCACCTCGCTTTGCCTGACGCACCGGCCTCCCGCC